GTGTTGTCCCCGGACTGCAGAGCAGTCTTGAGCAGCAGAACAAGCTGATCAACGAGTTCTACGCGCCGCGCGTGAAGATGTACGAAGACCTGACGGCCAAACTTGCCGCCCGCCGCGCAGGCCCGCCGCTGTCCGAGCGTCTGGCGCAGTACAGCGCGGCATTGGCGCAGCCCACGAAGTATTCCGGCCCCGGCGCTATGTTCGGGGCCATCTCGTCCGTCTTTGCGGATCAGCAGAAGGCGCAGCGCGAAGAGCGCCTCGCCAATGAGGACTTGGCGACGAAGTACCAGATGGCCCGCATGGGCGAAGAGGAGAACCGGTTCGACAAGCGGATGTCTGCTGCGGAAAAGATGCGCGCTCTGCAGTTGCAATACCTCACAAAGACCGGGAAGAAGCCCCCGCTTGGGAAGGTGATGTTCTCGCCGACAACGGGCATAGCGGCGCACCCATACCTCGGAACACCGCTAAAGGCCGCAGACCAAGCGCAAGTGAACTGGCTGTTGGCAGCCCAAAGCAACCCGGACCCGCAACTTCGCGAGCGGGCAAAGGCGCTTTTCAATGCGGAAGTCGGTATGGGTGCTGCCGAGCAGTACATAGACTACTTCAACCGCGATGTCCCTAACACGATGCCCGACGACGATACGGACACAGGAGAGTAACAATGGCCGGAGTTTTACCGCCGTTCCCTAAGAGTGGGCAGTCAGGCTTCGGACCCACGGCCGATGTCACCGTACCTCGCACGGAGGCGGGCACGCGGCAGAGCAACGTGTCTGCAGCTACGGGCGAGCGCAAGCTACCGTTTGTGAGAAAGGAAGCCGAAGGCAGATCACGCCAAGCCCAAGCCGCAGGCGACCTAGCTGCTTACAAAGCAGAAGAAGTGCGCATAAAACAAAAGCAGGCGGCTGAAAAAGAAGTAGAGACAGCCAAAAAAATCATAACTACTACGGAACGCGTTCTTAACAACCCCACGTTTGACGGCATCATTGGCCGCAGAATGAACCTTAAATACGGAATGGTTGGGCATAACGATCCGGCGTCGGAAAGTCCTGAAGCCGGGTGGCCCCGTCTTCTCTTCGGAGGCTCACAAGCCGCCAACTTAGTTTCTGACGTAGACTTCTTGCAAAAACAAGCCGCGATGACGGGCCGCGCAGCTCTGCGTCCGGACCCACAGATCGGTCAGCAAGAGCAGAAGATGGCGGGTGCCTCTCAGGTAAACTTGAACTGGGACCAGTCTCCGCAGGCTTTTGCCGCGAACGCCAGAAGGTTTCAGGACGAAAAGATACGGCTGGCCAACAAGTACCTTCTCAACCAAGAAGCGGAACGCAGACGTTCTTTGAAAGAAGGTCGTCTTCGCCCTTCGACTTTCAAAGAAGGGGACGTGGCTAAAGACGCAAACGGCGTTACCGCAGTGTTTAAAAAAGGCAAATGGGTGGAGGTGCCCTGATGGCTTTTGACCCAGCAAGCGCAAAACTTGTAAAAAAGAAGTTCGACCCGGACACTGCCGTGGTTGTGCCGTCGTTGGTTGAAAGCGGCAGGCCGCCGCAAGTTCCGTTTCCGAAAGAGTTCGGCCCGCGTCCTATAGATATTTCTCCTGTCGATGCGTTCAAGAAACCTGTTCTCGCCGCCTTCAGCGAAGGGTGGGACGAGGGGCGCGGCGGTGATCGCGTTCTGGGGCTCAACCCAGAGAACCGTGGCAAGGTGGCTGGTGGATTTTTTGATCTGCCCGCATCATCTCTTCGTGCCGGTCTGGAAATCGGCGAGGGGCTTTACGGCGGTTTAAAGCGCGCCACGGGACAGGCCATCTATAACAGCGGCTTGTCGCAAAGCTCGCCATCGTCCATCGCCGACAAGGCCTTTGAACCCGTAGAGATCGTGTCGCGGATGGCGGGCACGAACCCTGCTGGTTTGTTTCGCATTCCGGCTAGTGGACTATCGCTGACCTCGCGCATACCCGTGGTAGGCCCGGCGCTGGATAGACGCGCCGCCGCCGCGCGCGCCGAACAGATAAGACGTGCGGAGCTTCAGGCGCTGGCATACAGACACAATGTTGATCTGCTTCCGGCGGATGTTGGTGGCCCGATGACGCGCGGACTTACGGCGGGCTCGCGTCAGACCGCCGTTGGCGGAGCCTTTGTGGACAGCGCAGCCACGCGCGCCAATGCACAGATGTCGGAGGCAGCGCGCGCCGTGGCTGGACGGCAAGGGAACGTCATGTCCCCGGCGGACGCAGGCGAGGCGCTCCAAAGAGGTGCCCGAACTTTCTCAACGCGCACGTCAGAACAAGGCGGCAGAATGTACCGCCAAGCACAAGCGGAGGCAGGAAACGTCCAGATAGACCCGTCGCGGGCGGTGAATTATATCGACAGCGAAATCTACCGTCTGTCTCAGAGCCGTGTTCCCGGACGGGCCTACCCGGAAATAGATGAGCTTCAGTCTTACAGAGATCGTCTGACGCGCCAAGGCGGCCTGAACTTTGAGGGTATGCAACAAATACTCAGCGACGCTAAAACATCAGGTCGCACCGACGCTCTGCGAGGAACCCCCGTAAGTAGAATAATGGGAGACGTGGCGAGAAGAGGCGCGGAAGACGTAGACATCAGCCTGACCGCAGCCGGACGCATGCGCGCCGCCCAACTTTATCGCCGAGCTAACACTTTCTGGCGTGATCGTGTGGAGACTATAGACAACGTCCTCGAACCTATTCTGGGGGCCGGGAAGTCTGGCGAGGACGCGCTGGATGGCATCGTGGCTATGTCTGCCTCCAAGAAAGGCGGCGTGAACCGCTTGCGTCGTGTCTTGTCCAGCATGCCCGCCGCCGACGCCAACAATGCCCGTGCTACCATCATAAACCGTCTGGGCGCAGCCCCCGCCGGGCAGCAGAACGCCGCCCAAGATGCGTTCAACACGTCCACCTTCCTCACTAACTGGTCTAAGATGTCTGTCGAGGGCAGGCGCGCGTTGTTCAACAACAACCCGCGTGTGGCGCAGGAGCTAGATGATCTGGCGCGTATAGCAGAGGCCAAGAAACTCACGGCGTCTTATGCCAACACGTCCGGCACTGGTCGCGCAGTGAACTATGGGCAGGGCCTTCGCGATGCGGGTGTTGCTGCCCTTTCAGGGACGTTCCTTGGTGTAGCCCCCACGCTCGCCGCGCTCGCGTTAAATGTCGGCGGCGGCGCTCTGCTCGCATCCCCCGGCTTTGCACGGATACTCGCCAACGCGCCGCGCACTGCGGCGAGCGCCGCGCAACGCCAGCGCGTACTGACCAATCTCAGGTCTCTGGCCGCGCGCGAGCCGGGGCTGGCTCCGTACATCGACAAGGTCAGCGAGGCGGTGTCCAACCCGCAGCCGCAGATCGACTACAGCAGAGGCGATGCGACCTCTCCGACGTTGCTGGACCCCTCGACACTTACCGAAGACGCTCTAGCCGCTGCCGGACCCGCGCCTCTCCCACAAGAAGAAGTAGACATTCCTGACATCGCTTTGCCTGCCGAGCCTACCTACATCTCCAGTCCGGGGCTGCAGTGATGTCCTACGCTGTGAAAAAGTCCACGGTCAACGAGGCTGGCAACTACACCAAGCCGGGCATGCGCAAGTCGCTGTTCGAGGTTATAAAGGCGGGCGACAAGGGCGGCAACCCCGGACAGTGGTCCGCGCGAAAGGCGCAGATGCTGGCAGTCCGCTACAAGGAAAAGGGCGGTGGGTATCGTGACTAAAAAACCATCGCAGCAGTCCCTGACCAAGTGGACCGGTGAGGACTGGGGCACCAAGTCCGGCAAGCCATCGACGCAGGGGCCAGAGGCCACCGGCGAGAGATACCTGCCCAAGGCCAAGATCCAGTCCATGTCTGTCAAGGAGTACGCCGCCACGACGCGCGCCAAGCGCAAGGGCACAGCCGAGGGCAAGCAGTTCGTGCCGCAGCCCAAGCCGCGCTTTGCGGTGAAGAGAAACGGGGACTGATAGCAGTATGGCTGATTATGGAAACCGCCTTCGTGCCGTGTCTGGCGGAGCCCTCTTGGGCTTTGCCGATGAGCTGGAGGCGGCACTGCGCAGCGGGCGCATCAGCGGCCCTGAGTACCGCTCTGCGCGAGACAGCATCCGCAAGAACTACGGCGCGTATGAAGAAGCCAACCCGTACGAAGCTGGCGGCCTGAGCATGGCTGGCAGCATCGCGCCATACTTCGTACCAGTCCTCGGCCCCGTGCTGACAGGCAGTCGCGGTGCGGCTATGGCCGCGCGTGCAGGCATGGGGGCGAAGGGTCGGATAGCGGCAGGCGCACTCAGCAGCCTCGCCGCGAACGCCGCTACGGGCGCTGCGGAGGGCTATGGGAGCAACGTCGCCCCTGAAGACGTGGGGCTGGATGTCGCTGCAGGGGCGATCGGCAATGCGATCCTCGGCCCTGTGCTGGGTGGCGGGGCACTCGCAGGGCAGAAGGCTTTCAAGGCCGCGCGCAAGGCGAAGGCCTTCAAAGATAAGCCCGCCGAGCGCGAGCTGTACGATCTCTTGAATAGATATGCCGGAGTATAGCTTGTGGCTAAATCAAAAATCCCTTTTCTGGGCGATGCGGTAAACAAGGCCGTCAAGAAGAAACTTCGCGGCATCATCAACACGCCGGATCTTCGCGACGTAACGCCTGACCTCGCCGTAAAGATCGCCCGCAAGCAACCGCACATCTCGCAGGATACTTCTGGCCAGATCATCGGCGCACCTCGCGGCATGACGTCCAAGCCGCAACTAACCGTCATGCGCAGGAACTTCGACAGAGATGTCGCCGCAGGCGCACCCGGCGGTGATTGGTACACGCGCGCACGCGCCACTAATAAGGAGTGGGCCGGTCCCGACCCCAAGCGCCAGAGACTTCTGGCTCGTGAAGAGGCGCTGTGGTCTGCGCAGGCCAACCCGGATACCAACCTGAACTTTGCTCTGCAGGGGCACAACGCATACGAGATGGGTATGCCTCTCGATAAAGTGCGCACCGGGGCGCAGGCGCGCACGTACAACGACGCGCGGGATCTCGGTGTGGACATACCCCTCGGGAAGAAGACGGGCGTATACGGACAGCATCTCGACCCAACCGTAGAACACGGCACCACAGGCACGAACGACATCTGGCACGCGCGTGGTTTCGGTTTCAAGAACACTGACGGCTCGTTGTTCTCGCGCGCTCTCAGCCCGCAGGAGCACCGCTTCCTCGACTACGAAACTGTGCTCGCCACGGATCGCGCCAATAGAAACAAACTGGCTGGGCGCGACGACTGGCAGGCGCACGAGGTGCAGGCCGCGCCGTGGGTTGCTGGCAAAGGACGCGGCCTCGCTAAGTCCCGTGGCTTGAGCGACGAAGAGGGCATCGCCCTAGCGTCCAAGACCTACCCGGACTACGCCAACAAATACACCGCCTTCGCCACACACGAGCAGACGCCGGGCATCATGACGGGGCACCTGCCGGATCTTGTGAACAGCGATCTGGCTGTGCGCCGAGCCTATGCCGAAGACCCCCGCTCTTCTTGGACGGTAGACGGGCGCGACAGCATCTACGACGCGCTCGGCTTTTATCAGCGCCCTACACTGGACGCGACAGGCATATACACCCCTCCGGGGGGCGCACTGGAAGTCAACCGCGCCAAAGTAGGACGCCCGCTCGTGGGTGTGAAGGCTGGCGGCACGGGCGTGGACGACGCCTCGCGCCAAGGTCTCACCGCCGCAGAAAGTGTGCGCGCCTACGTCGATGCTCAAGGCGCGGGCGCATGGCACAAGCCTATCTTCAACGCCAAGGCGGGCAACATGGGTTCTGTGTTCGTGCCCGGCGAGGGGCCTCTTGAGCCCAGCACTATCGGCGCGTTGAAGGTTTTGGGTGAGAAGCACGGTCTGGGGGATATCATAGACAGCGGCCAAGGTGTTTCGCTGACCAGCTTTGCGGATGACGCGCCGGGCGGAAAGCAAACGGGCAAGGCCCTAAAGGCCAGCTTCGGCGCGGACCTCAAGGATATACTGGGTGTTGAACCGAGACGCATGCGTCTCGACACGGGCTACGCGCCCATGTTTGAGGTGGGCACACGTCCCGGCTCGGGCGAAGTCACTCAAGAGATGTTGAGTGTGTTTGACGCTCTGCCCAAACGTGCTCGCAACAATTTGCAAAACAGTTTGGCTGTGCGTGCCAAGGCCAAGGGCAACATGGAGCGCGACGCGGAGTTGGCGGCAAAGACCGGCCAGCCCCTCCGCGAGGATATACAGCGCGCACGGCGCATACTCGCGGAGGGTGGTATAGAAGCTCTGCGCATCGCTAAGGAGCGCGGCGAGGTGCTTCCGGCTGTTGCTGCTGCGCTTCTGGGTGGTCGGGCTTTGCTGGGGCAACCTTCTTCGGATCGGGGCGGGTAAACGCCACGACGCCACCCATGCGACGGTATAGGTCCGCCTCCTCCGCCGCAGTGTAAGGCGGCTCGTGGTATCCTGTTCCTTGGTCCGTTAGCTTTCTAACCATTCTTACCTCCACGGTACGGCGACGCCAGCATCCTTGGCCACCGCCTCCATCGCCCTGATCAGCGGGCCGCTGGGCTTCTTCACTTCGTTTTCCAGACGCCTGATGTGGCGCGCTGGGTCGCTGTCGCTCAGGTACAGCGCAATGCCCAAAGCCTTGGGCGTCATGCCCAAGGCCTCGCGCACAGCGCGGAGGTCAGCTCCGCCGGGTGGGTTTTTCATGCCTCTGCCGCCACCTCCCCCGCCGCCGTCGTGTAGACGAAGCGGACTTCGAGAACGCCGTAGTGGTCATCCTTGCCGTGCTCCAAGCTCTCCTCGCGGAGCTTGTCGGCCCGCTCCCGTGCGTGCTTGAACACAGAGGTGGGCGGCCCGACGTTCTCCCCAGACGTGTTCACCGTGGTGTAGTGCATGATGCTTTCTCCTGAAGAAGGTGGGCGCTGATCTCTCGACCAGCGCCCGGTGGGATTAGGCGGCCAGCTTCTGGGCCGCCACGTCGGAGGCCAGAGCCCACAGGTCACGGTTCAGTTTGACGTCCTGACCGATGCCGTTGATCTGGCGGGTGCTGACGGCGCGAGACGGACGCCACACTTCGCGGCCGTGCTTGTTGGTCACGTAGCCAGCCTGCGTGCGGCCCCGCAGATCGCCCTTGACCGCATTCTCCTGCACGCGGTTGAAGACGGTCCAGAGGTCGCTGGCGCGGTCGTCATAGCGGCGGGCGTGCAGGAGCTGCTGCGGCTGGATGGCGGCGACTTCGCCCTCCACCGGAGCGCCAAAGCGCAGGGCGTGGGCCGACACGGCCAAGGCCTGCTGCTCGTGCGCGTCCAGCGTGATCTGCTTCCACTGGTGGGCGACGTCCAGCGCCCGGCTGGTCTGCTCCTGCACGCTGTAGGAGCCCTCGATCACGCGGTCCACGATCTTGCCGGTGTGGCCGATGCGGACGGACTGGACCGCGCTGTCGGCGGCGACCAGACCATTCAGGCAGACGAGGCGAAACAGGCCACCGTAGAGCTGGTAGCTGCTCGTGCCGTCATTGGCGTTGCTCAGGACGATCTCGCCGAAGATCTGGCCGAGGTCGAGGTCGCTGGCGCGGTCCAAGCGGCGGAAGCGCACGAGGTGCTTGGTGAAGTCCTTGCGGTCTTCGGTGCGCGCGCCGGACTGCTTGGCCGCCACGGGGTAGAAGCCCGCGTGGCGCAGACCGTTGACCACGTCGATCGTGGGCAGCGGCGTGAAGCGGCTGGAGCGGCTGGAGTGCGCCGTGGTGGCGAAGATGGACGGCGCGAGGCGATGCAGGTCGATGTCGCTCAGGGCCGTGGCGTGGGCGCTGGCGTAGATGTCGCGGTTCTGGAAGGTCATGTTGCTGGTCTCCTGTTGTGTCGGCGGGATGCCGACCTTGTTGCAGAGTATAGCGGACCTAGGGTCCGGGGTCAAGCGTCTTGAAAATCGGCGTTAATGGGCCCAGCCTATTGACGCGGGAATACCCCACCCGCAGCCTGCAGCCGAACTGGCCCCGCGCCCTGACAGGCAGCGGGGCCGTTTTTCACCTCAGTAGTGGTAGGCGTCGCTGTCGCCGTAAGTCGCGGTGGTTTCATTTTCCACGGCAAAGAACTTGGTCGAGCATTTGAAGTCAGGCACCAGCAGCGTCTTGGGTGACAGCGACGTGTCTATGATCCGCAGCCGGTTATTTGGGTATGCGCAGAACTGGCCGTTCTCCATTTCGATAATGTTCATGGACTTGTGTTCTGACGGCGTCTCGCTAGTCGAGTAGTCGATGGTGTCTGGCGCGGCGTGGTAATTGTCCAGTGTGCAGACGTATGTGCCGCGCATGGACCCGCCCGATTTCAGCCTAGCCTCGTATGACATCGAGGCAGTAAACTGTTTGATTACAGACACCACGCCATAATCCATGCAGTTCCAGAATTGCAGGTCGGTCAGCGGCAAATCCCGGTCAGGTGTTTTAGGCTCTGCCACGAAGGCCGACAACGGCAGCTTGTCGAACATAGCCCCGTAGGCTGGCAGGTACGTCTCAAAATACAGCGCCCTGCCGGGTATGCTCTTGGCGCTAACCCATATGCCCTTCACAAACTCGCCATGTCCGTCCTCAAGATCGCGCAGATACTCTTTGCGGACCCAGACATGCTGCGCGGGCAGGTTTGTGATGAGATAGCTCATTGCTCCTCCAACGCGGCGTCGATCATGGTGCGGTAATTGTTAGGGCTGGCTGAACCTTCCCAAAAGCCCGCCTCTTTCATGCGCTCGGTAGGCTCCCGCATGGCCTCGACGGCAGCGCGGGCGTAGACCCGCGCGTGGTGTATGGTAAACAAACTCTCGGGATCTTTAGCGAATATGGCTTGCGCCACCCGTTCAATCATGTCGGTCATTTCGTTTCCTCCAACGTGTCACAGGTTTTTAGTTCTGCGGCAGCTTTCGCATAGACCTGCACCCGGCGCAGCACTTCAGGCCAGCCGAAGGCGAGATGGTCGCCCTCAAACGGATCGTTGCCGTTCTCGCCGCTGTCGCTGATGCCCTCCGGTGGGTGGACCCAATACTCCGGCTCGCTGCCGCGCTCGTCGCTCCAGTGCTTCTCCAGCTCGACGCCGATCGTCTTCGCCAGAGCCTTAGCCTTGCTCCGCGCCGATGCGTGCGCATTGGTCCGCTTTGCTCTCTCCTTCTTCGCGCCCAACACACTCGGGGCCAGCGTGGGCAGAAGGTTGTTGTCAACCTCGTACACCTCTGTCACACGCGCACGACGCTTGACGCGCGCGTCGCGCACAGACACCACGGCCTCCACGATGCCGCACGTGTAGCGGCGGCCGCTAACGATCTGCCAATGGTTGCCCGCCACAAGCAGGAACACACGGCCTGCGGTGCGTATCGCCTTTGTGGATCTCAACCACCCAGCCAGTGTCGGCCTCTTGGCGGGCAGCGGAACGCGCTCGCTGCTGACACCGAGCAGGCGCAGCGTCTGCAGACAGCCGTAGGTGGATGTGCCCTTGACGTACTTCTGCCTCGTGACGCTGCGGATGATCGTAGCCGCGTCGGCGGTGCCGATGCCCGTGAGGGCCGAGATGACGGCCGGGCCGCAGTAGCGATTGCCGGTATTGACGGGAGCTTTCAGCTTAATCATGTGGCTGTCCTTATTCGTTGCGTCAGACAGTATACACATATCTGCGGGGATGTCAAACACCCTGCGCGCGGCGCTTCATCGCCTCCAGCAGGATGTCCTGCACGCTGCGCTTGCCGCGCAACCTGTCCAGCACCATGTAGTCCACCGTCGCCCGCGCCAGTATCAGGTGCACGAACACGGGCCTGTCCAGACCGGCCTGCTTCTGGCGCATCGGGCCGATGCGCTCGATGATCTGCTGATGCTCCTCTAGGTTCCAGTTCACGCCGAAAAAGACGAGGATGTTGCCGCCCTCGGCTAGGTTCAGGCCGTGCCCAGCGGACGCCGGATGTGCAAAGAGCAGATCGATCTTGCCTGCGTTCCAGTCGTCTATGGTCTGCGGGTTGCTGTCCAGCACGCGCGCCTTGGGGAACGCTTTCTGCAGCCGCGTCAGGTCGGACTTGAAGTTATACGCCACCAGCACGGGCGCGCCGTTAGCCTCTTCGATGATGCTCTCCAACGCCTCCAGCTTGGCGTCGTGAACCTCGCGCCACTGGCCGCGCTCCTCTTCCTCGCTCAAGTAGATCGCCCCGTTAGCCAACTGGAGGCAATTATGTGCCAGAAACGGCGTGCCGTCTTTTCCACGCACCGTAAATCTGTGACGCGGCCCCGCATTGACGATGTCGTAGACTAGCGCATAGGCGCAATCAGCAGACGGCTCTCCGCCCAGCCCCGCGCTATGCGCGCGTATATCGTTATCGGTTTCAGGCCAAAGGCGCGCGCCGCCTGCGCCACCGTCATGCGCCCTTTCGGGGTTTTTATCACTACGTTGAACCGCGTGTTGTTCCCTTGTTCTCGACGTGTCGCCCAGCGGCAGTTCGCTTTCGTGTAGTTTTTGTCCACGTCTACACGCTCCAGTGTCAAGCCAGAACGGTATGTCTCGCTCATGTCCGCCCAGAAATTGTCGAAAGTTTTTTGCCAGCGCGTACACACCGCGATCCCACGCGCCCCGTAGTTTTTCCAATCTTTGTCTTTCGGATTTGCGCAACGGGATTTCATGTTGCGCCACGTCGTCCACGCTGGGTGGTGCGTCATGCCGTGGCTTCCCCACGCCTCGACCAGCATCTCCCCTCTGCGGCACCCGCACGACTTCAGCACACCTCGGTTGCTGTTGCGCAAGTTCACGCCCTGCGCGACGATCTTGCGCCCGCAGACGCACGCCGCCAGCCACGTCGCTCGCGCCGACGAGTTGTTTTTTGCTTTCACTGAACCCGCGCGCGCTAGTATCGTCAGGTAGCCAAACTTCTTTCCTGTCATATCTTTGGGCGGATTTGCCACGCAGAACCTCACGTGCTTGCTGCCAGCCACTTTCCGTAAACACACGGTGGTCGGCCGTCATCCACACGCCCCAGCACTCTACCACGGGCATATAACCGTTGCAAACAAGTTTGTATGCACTTACCCACTCAACCCCGTCCCACAGCTTGTCGCCCTCGGACCACGTCTCTATGGCTTTCCAGCCCGAGGGTGTCAGTATCTCCGTCCCGGCGGCTAGGCACTTGTTCGTGCGCCCTGCGGCATTGACCGCCTCCACGCCGTCCCGCGCGATCTGGGCGAACATATCCTTTTCCATGCTGCGGTACATATCGCGCGCGGTGGGAGGCAGTTCGACTTGTATCTCGTTGATGATCGGCTCGTCCACCTGCAGGCCGGTGACCGTCAGGCACAGGTCGCGCAGCTTGCCTTCGATCTCGGCTTGCGCGTGGGGCATGGGCTCCAGACTGTAACCGTCGCGCCCCTGCCGGAACCAGCGATCGCTGAAGGCGGTGAAGCTGTGCCCCAGTCGCACGCCGCGATCTAAAAACCACGACTGCCCCCAGAGATCCTTCAGGCCGTTGGGTGACGGCGTGCCCGTCAGTTGGATGAAGCGATTGACGTGCGTGTGCGCCACGCGCCCCAGCGCGCCCGCGCGCTTGCTGCCCTGACGCAGGCGGAACGATTTCAGGCGCGTGGCCTCGTCCGCGATCACCGTCCTGAAGGGCCAGTCCGCTCCGTAGTATTCCACGAGCCAGACGAGATTGTCGTAGTTCAGGCAGACGATGTCTGCTGGCTTGGCGATGGCCGCCTCGCGCTGCTTGACGCTGCCCGTGACGATCGTGGTGGTCAGGTGGTTGAGGTGCGCCCACTTCTGCACCTCCACGGGCCACACCGTGCGCGCCACGCGCAGTGGTGCCAGCACCAGCGCCGGGAAGACATCCTCTGTCAGGTTCAGATCGTTCAGGGCCGTCAGTGTGGCGACGGTCTTGCCGCCTCCCATCGGCATCCACAGCGCCGCACGCGGGTTGGCGTGCAGGTGGCGCATGGCGTCGCGCTGGTAGTCGTGTGGCTCGAAGGTGCGGGTCATACCTTGGGCCTGTGGTTGCGGTATTTCGTTGGGGCGACGGTCTCGCCGCGCTTGACGTAAGGCAACGCAACGGACGCCAGTGTTCGGGTGATCGCGCGCCGATCCCGGCGGTCGGCGGCGATGGGTATGATGTAAGTCAGCTTCGGCTTCCACGGCACGCGCTTCAAGACATGCCCGGCGCTTGCGGCGATCTCGGCCACTTCGGGCCAGCGCGTGTGACCGAAACGGCCGCTCACAGCCCGCTTAGAGATGCGCTTTCCGTCCATCTCAAAGTTGACCCACTGCTTCGCGTCGGTGCCGACGTAGATGCCGTTGAGCGCCTGATATATGCCGCCGTGATGACCCTGCGCGCTGTCGGCGTAGGTGAAGATCCACTGATAGCCTTCGGCCGCTAACGTGCGTAGCACTTCGCTCACCGCCTTGGACGCGGTGTTTTTCGGGGCGTCTGGGCTGCAGGCCACGCGCGTTATCTCCAGATCGCCTTTCCAAGTCAGCAGGCCGAACTTGTCGCCGACACCGTAGCGGTTCCCACCTTTGCCGATAGCTACCATTGCCAGCCGCTGGTCGCCGTCGCTCCAAGAGAAGAAGCGCGTGCCGCCGCAGGTTCCGGTGTAGTGGTACAGCGCGAACCAAGCTGCGGCGGCTTTCTTGTCGGTCTCGATCAGAGCGAAGGTGCGGGTCATCTCTTCCCGCGCGGAAGCCAGTTTCTGTCGCGCAGCAGGCGCTCCACGTCTTCCTTGCAGTTCACAACGTACACGGGGAAGCCGTCTGCGATCAGCTTACAGATTTCGCGCGATTGCTGTTTGGTAGCCCTTTTGCCGGGGGCTTTGACTTCCACGAAAACCATGTCAGGACGCAAACTAAGGTGATCCAGCGCAGGCGGATACCAGATCATACGATCCGGCGCGCCGCGATGCCCCGGCCACGACAGCTTGCGGATACGCCCGCCAGCCGCCAGCACGCGCTTTTTCAAATATGCCTCGATCTTGCCTTCGGGGGTCATGTCAATCCTTTCTGTATCTGTGTGTCTCGAAGCCCGCCGCAGCCAATGGCAGGCCTGCGCTCCACGGCATGGCGCTGCCCATTATACGCGACAAGCCCGCCACCGTGTAGTCTGCGTCGTCCGGCACCTCTGTGATCAACTCATCGTGCACGTGTAGACAAACCGGATAGCCCGCCTTCTCCGCGCCGATCATGCCGTGCGCCAGCACGTCTCGCGCCGTGGCCTGCACGATGTTCTCGAACAGTTTCCCGCCGTAGGTTTTGATCCGCTCCCACTTGCGCGTGTATTGATTGACGCCGTCGTAGACGATCTCGTTGTCGTCGTTCTTGCCGACGTTAGGATAACACAGGTAGCGCCCAGACGGCAGGCGCACGCGCAGCCAGCCGTCTACCACGTCGATCTCAATGTCGCGCAGCTTGCTGCGCTCTCCGGGAGAGTTCATGGCCCAGCGCACGGCGCTCTCCAGATCATACCAGTAGGAGACGATGCGCGAGTGCGCCTTGCGCCACGCCTTGACGATGCGCACGATCTCCTCCTCGGGCAGTTCGACGCCGTAGAGCTTCGCCATCGTGCTGAATGCGCCGATGCTGCCCCCGAAGCCCAGCGCCAGCTCCATGATCTTGCCTAACTGGCGCATCATGCCGTCGCCTTGCTTCTTGTTGTCCAGCACCTGCTCAGGCGTGACACCGAAGGCCTTGGCGTAGGCCTGCACGTAGATGTCGTCCAGTTCGGACTTGCTCTTATCGTAGGCCTTGAAGGCGTCGAGCTTCCAGTCCTCCCCGGCGATCCACGCCGCGACGCGCCCCTCGATGTTGCTCAAATCGGATATCACCAGCTTCTTGCCGGGGGACGCCACCAGCGATCCGCGCACGGCGGAGGCGCACAGCTCCATGACGTTATCGACGACCAGATCTTCGCAGTTGAGTTTCATGGCTGCGATGCCCGCCTCGATCACCGCCTGCTTCATCGTCGGGCGGGGCAGGTTCTGGGGCTGGAACAGACGGCCTCCCCAACGTCCCGTGCGCATGGCACCGCAGAACTGCAACGTGCCACGCAGACGCCCGTCGGCAGACACGCCATGCAGAAGGGTGCGGTACTTGGCGGGGCTTGTGGCGGACGCCTGCTGGCGTATGACGAGCAATTCACGCAGGTCTGGGTCAAGGCCGCCATGCTTGAGCATGTCCGTCACCGTGCCCTTGGTAAGGTCAACCATCTCCACGCCGTGCTCGCTGCCGATGTACTGCTTCAGCACGTCTCGCTGCGTCGTGGACTTCACGCCGCCATCCGTCAGGTCGTTAGAGCGGCGCGCCAGATCGACGCCGCTGCGGTCTGCGGCGCGCAGGGCGGCACGCGCCAGATCCACGTCCACGGCAATGCCACGATCATTGATGGTCTGGTCGAGCAGCCACAGGCGGCGCTCAGACGGTGTCCAGTTCCAGCGCGGCAGGAGCTTGTACACTTCGCGCATGGCCGTGATGTCGCTGCGGGCGTAGGCGCAGAACGCCTGCCACTCCTCGGGATGCGTCTGCGCAGTGGCGCGGCGCAGCTTCACGTTCTTGGGGCGGGGCTTGCAGAACAGATTGATTAGCTTCTTGCCCTCCTTGTCCTTGGCCTTATCCGTCGGCACCTTGAGGATGTCGCAGAGCTGGCCCAGCGATCCCGGCAGGCTGTGCGCCAGCGCCATGACCATCGTGTCTTCGATCTTCTCGGCGGGCACGTTGACGCCGCAGTGGCGCAGGACGGTGCGGTCAAAGGCGCTATTGTGGATGACGATCTTGTCGGCGCTGTCCACCATGAACTGGACGTGGCGGCTGTCGAACTCTTCCCAAACCTTGATCGGTTCGTCGTTCCACTGCATCGCGGTCAGTAACACCTCTGCCTTCTCTGCATAGGCGTGCGTGCCGTGCGTTATCGGCACGTCGCTGTACGTTTCCAGATCGAGATAGAGCGTGTCCACAGGTGTCCTCGTAACTCTACACTAAATCAAGGCCGCGCTTAAACCTGTCGTCGTGTTGTTCGAGACGTTTGGGATACGGCTGTACTGGATACCGTAATTTTTGTATTAGCTCTTTTCTACGAACGCCGCGAATAAGCACATACCTGTGCTTTCTAATCTGCTCGCCTATGATTAGGCGGTCGCCATATTTCTCACGCAACTCTGCGACTTGAGAACCGTGCTTTTCTCTTTTTCCGCGTCCAAGACTGTCAAAAATGCTTTGCTTGTGCATATGTTCAAGACCGCGAATTGTGTATTCTGGGCGCTTGGCCCCCACCCCTGTGTATATCCAGCCAGCAGCTTGATAGACGGTCCCGATATGTCCGACCGATGGGTCGGCGTAGCTTACCACGATTTCCTTATCTACCTGCTTGACACTGTGCGTGATTAAAAACCCTGCTGCGTTTTTGGGGACGCCGTCTTTCACCCAAAGGCGGGTAAGTTCTATCACGTTGCTTGCCTCGTCTGGGCCGCAAAGACCTGTCCGTAAATTACGATTGCTTGGCGTTCCGTAAAGAACAACCCCGGCTATCACGCCTTCCGTAAACAGACCGAACGCGAATGAGCATGGTGCTTTTCTGTGCAGGTAATGGTTGGCAACAGATATGCTCTGCGCAATTTTCCTATCCAAGGGGTGAACCCCATAGTGGCCTTTTTTGAAATGGAGCGGCGAGGTCGGAATTGAACCGCCTTTTTCCGGTGGAACCGGATGCTCTACCAATGAACTATCGCCGCGCATTTCAGGTGTCCTCGGTGGTTCTGCTCTGGAGAGACGCGCCAGACGCTCGGCTACCAGCAACGATAGGGAGGACACCCTTTGCCGCTGCGCCTAGCGCGCCTCACCAGAACAGAACCGTGGCGGCCAGTCTCCCGGCCGCCACGTTGCTGTTATACCAGATCAAGTCCCAGTGCGTCAGCATAAAGTTGAAGCAGGCTCTGCTGCTCAACACGCTTCTCGTCGTCCATCTTGCGAAGGGCCACGATCTTGCGCAGGGTTTTGCTGTCGAAGCCGGTGGACTTCACCTCGGCATAGACGCCCTTGATGTCTTCGCCCAGCAAGGCTTTGCGATTTTCAAGGTCTTCTATGCGCTCGACGAAGGCGCGCAGCTCCTGCGCAGCGACAGGGGCGTTATGCCCGATCGTCGCGGCACTGTCGTCCGTCTCGCGCTTTGCCATTACACCAGCGCCTCATCTTCGGACTGGGCCAGATCGGCAAAGTCGCTCGCCGTAGCCGGAGCCGAACCACCAAACGCCTTGCCGTCCTTGGCAAACATGACGCCGGTCAGCGTGGCGCGCACACCGCGCCCAAACGTATTGTCCTGCGCCCAGATTTCGATCGTGGCGTGGACAGAACAACCGGAGTAGATCAGCGACTTGATGGCCGCCGCGTCCGTGACCTCACGGCCAAAGCGATCCACGATGGTCGGGCGGTTCTTTTTGTTGCGGGCGGAGAGTGAGTACATGCCCTCGAAGCCGTCATACACTTCGCCCGTCTTCTGGTTCTGGTAGGGCTTCTTCAGGTAGCAAATCTTTTTGCTGTCGTCGCCAAACGACTTCAAGACGCTGTCGGCCTTGCCCTCCCACTTCTCCTTGGCGACGGCGGTGATAGCCGCGTCGAGCATCTTGGCGTTCTCGCTCTTCGGGTCGATGCTGAACTTGGCCGAATAGGCCGGGTCGTCACCACCAAAGGCCTCCGGCGTTGCCAGTGTCGGGAAGTTAATGACCACGTTCTTCAAGCGAATAGACATTTTCAATTTTCCTCTTTGCAGTTTGCAGCTATGCGAAGGAGTTCTTCCGTCGCGTTAGAAACGACCATCTCTGGGCGCTTATCAGTGGCGGATGCCACGGATGGTTTGCCGTCCGCGCGATGGATCACGGCATTTAGGGCCTTCCAGTTCGCGGGCTCGGTCTTCAATACTTTCTCAGCCGACGTGGGGCTGATCAATTTCCAGTCGTACATCTGATCACGGTTGAGCTTGAAGCTCTTGAGCAGTTTCGCAGCCTCCGCCTCGTCTGTCCATGATCTGTTGCTCTTGCGGCCTTCGACCAGCTTGAAGCCCGGCACCGGCTCGGCGTTGAGCAGGCGGCGCTCCACCTCGGCGCGGATCGCCTTGCACCACTGCTCCACCAGATCCACGCGCGACATGGCTGCGGCGAGCGGCGCGGTGTCCACAACCGCCAGATCAGCAAAATCATTCACGGTAGCGATCCCCCCAACAGTGTCGTTGATCACCTCGCGCAGAGCCGGGCAAGACGACTTGGCGCGGCACCAGCGGCACTGCTTCTCGCCCGGCACCAGACGCGGCTCGCTGTGCTCCAGCGCCGCCACCGCCGCCAGACGCGCATCATCGCCGAACTCCAGCAACTGCTCTCTGCCCACGCAGAACTCGCTGACATGATTGAGGCGCGGCTGATGCACGAGCATAACGATGCTCGTGAAATCCCCCAGCAGGTCGTAGTCGTGCAGGGCACCAAGAGCATACAACTGCATCTGCTCGTTGTTATCCGCGTCCACCTTGACGCCCATACCGTATTTCAAGTCGATAACCGTGATCGTGCCGGGGTGCAGGATGATGGCGTCGGACGTTCCTGTGCTGCCCGCCACGCCGACGAAGTTGGAAAAATCCACGCGCTTCTCAACCAACAACTGGCCGCCTTGCGCGCGCTCCCTAACTAGACTGCAGTAGTCCTCGACGTGAGCGACCATGTGCTCTGTGACTTCGAACGCAAAGCCGTCGATGGTGATGATCTCGCCGATGCGCTCACGGGCGGGTGTGCCCGTGAGATCATCGCTTGCGAGTAAGTGCGCCACACTGCCCTCGGCGGCGTAGCTTGACGTCGTGTCGGGCAGCGCGCTCTCTGCGTTGATGCTGCCGGGGCAGCGCATCCAGCGATGCGCCGACGACGGGCTCAGGACTGAGTGTGCGCCCACTAGGATGTCGCCGCCGCATCCAGAGCAGCGACGAACTCGGCGTGGCGAGAGACGTCAACCTCCGACGCCTTGGCCGCTCCGAAATCAGCCAGCAGCGCCTTGGCAGCGTCGCGCCCCTTCTTGTCCACCAGCACCAGCACGCGCGGTGCGATCTCGGTGACGTAGTCGTACACGCGAGCCTTGGCGGGTTCCGGCGGCTCCGGCACCACCGTCTCGATCAACGCAGGTGGCGCGATCTCAACAGCAGCAGGCTGCGCCACGGTTTCAAGCGGTGCACCGCTCAGGCGTGCGCCAACCACCAACAGATTGTGCGCAAGTTCGCGGATGTCGTCCGCCTCGAACGTCAGATTATATTTCATAGCGATTTGTCCTCTTTCTCGTTGCTTTTGGTTTTCAGTTCGTCTTGCGCGTCGTACTCATAGTCGTCGTAATCCTCGTAGCCGTTGTCCGTAAAATCCGCCAACCGTTCGCCCATGGCGATCTCAAGCTCGCTGCGGCCTTTCTCTTTGGCAAACGCAATCAGGTCTAACGTCGTGCTCTGGAAATAGTAGGTGCGGTCTTTATCTTTGCTGGTCATGTGTCCTCCTGTGTCATCCTATATTCCCGCAATACAATCATTGCAAGAACTATCTGAGAAAAATAACGGTGTTATTATCTAGCGTGAATGCTCCGTCTGGCCACTTCGCCATCGCGCGGATGTCGCGCGCCAGCACTTGCCTGCGCACGTCGCGCTTGCTGTCGTCCGGTGGAGGCGTGCCGCCCGCGCAGAGCGTGACGAAGTCCGTCAGTGACATGGACATGATCTTCGGGTCCACCGTGTCCACCATATCCACAATGTGCGTCTGCAGCTTGCCCATGCGCCGGGTGCCCTTGCGTGGCGTCGCGTCGTCCTGCGCCATCCGCACTGGGGCGGCAGCCTCGACGGCCACGCAGGACGTGACGCCGTCGCCGTCGCGGTCCACGCCGACCGTCAAGATCTCCAGCCGGAAACCCCACGACAGGCCGTCGTCGCCGTCTTTCATCTTGCTGATGCGCAGCTCGCGCTCTCCGCTGTCGTGGCGCATCACCTCCAGCTCCACGTCCAGTGCGGCCTTGATGCCGCTCCAGCCGCGCGCACCGCGCGACACGTCCTTGCCGGTGTGATGCACGAGGATGACCATTGCGCCCGTGACTTCGCGCAGCACCTTGGCATTGGCCAGAGCCGTGCCCATGTCCTCGCCGCTATTTTCATTCGCACCAGCCGTGACCTGCGCAAACGTATCCACGATGATCAGCTTGACGCCGCCTGCGGCCTTGATGGACGACACCACGTCCGTGATGTCCGCCTCCTGCATGAAGTTCGGCGCGGCGGTGATGACGCCCACGTCCAGATCGCGCGGCTCGATGTTGTGGTGTTGGCAGTAGGCCTTGATGCGCTTGCCCACGCCGCTGCCGCCCTCGGCTGCGATGATCAGTACACGTCCGCGCTTCGTGCGGTGCCCGCGCCACGGCTCGCCGCGCGCCACGGCCGCAGCCAGATCGAGGATGGCAAAAGTTTTGCCGGAGGACGTGGGTCCGAAGATCAGGCCCACGTCGGCATTGGGCAAAACGTTTTTTATGAACCAGTCCCCCGGCTCCTTGCGCGTCATGGCCTCTGCGCCGACTATCGGAAATCGCCCACCGTAGCCGTCTGGCGTCGCCACGTGGCTGAATGGATCGCCGTCCGGCGTCTGCGCCGTGGCCTCCCTGATCGCGTCCGGCGAGGCGGAGCGGTTGAGCGCAACGCCCGCCTGCTTTGCCAGCCGGATCGTGGAGGCCATGGTCACGGGGCGCTGCCCAGTGCGCTTGGGCCGGTCAAAGCTGTCCCACTGGGCTCTGAGGCTCTCCTCAGAGGGGTATTTGCCGCCGCCCGAGGACCATTCGTTCCAAAGCTCAAAGCCGGTGTCGTCGCCGCTACACTCGTGGTGCAGGCCCATGCCCACCCGGACCCAGTCCGCCCGGCCGATGTCGGGGTCTATCGCATCGAGCAGGGTCTGCATCTGATCCTGCGTCAGGCCGAGGCGCGGCTCGAAGCTGTCGAAGGGGTCGCCCGTCGGCTCTTGGCTCTGGCGATCTGCGCCAAAGCGGGCGTCCGCCAGAGCCCTCAGAGCGTCGTCTACGGGGGCAATCGTGTCCTCCAATCCCAGCAGGTCGGTGACGGGCAGCATGTCGCCTGTGACCGTGACAAAGCCGTTGGTGGCAAATGTCTCAAAGCCGTACCTGCCCGGCTCTGCGAGGCTCTTGTTGTTGCCCAGATCGCCGCGCACGAAGGCGCGGATGCCGGTGCCGGACGGACTGTGCTCAGCGTAGGTGCGGCAGACGATGGCCTTGACCTCGTCCGGCAGGCTGCCGTCGGGGCCGACGCACTGGTCAAAATCCAGCGCCGTTATGCCCAGTTCGGGGAGCATGGCGAGACCAACGCCGTCGAAGCCGCGTCGGGCGGCGGCGTCGCGCGCGGCAGGAAACGTCGAGAGCGAAGCGCGATCAGCGGGTGCGCCCTGCGTGCCGTGCCTGCGGCCGCCGTCGGTGTAGTACGGCACCTTGCGGGGCTTGCTCTCGCCGTCGTGGTGCTCGTAGCGCCATATCACCCAATTCGGCGACGCGGCAAGCGCGGAGGGGACGACGATCTGCTTGTGTTGTGGTTTGACCGACACGACTGACACGGTGCGCTTTCTGATAAACGGTTAGCCGACGGCCGACATCGACGAGATATTGTATCGTTCGCGCAGAGACGAAACGAACTCACCGTCGGAGTTTACAAAGATCGGCTCAACAAAAATCTTTTTGACAAACTGATTGGCTGGACCCCAGTGCTGCTCGCGCACATGCCCGCGCCGCAGGTGGGGCCGCTTGGTGTGCCCCGGCCGCGTTCCTGTTCCGTCGTCTTGAACATCCGCGTAAGAAATAGATATTGTGGTAGTGTAGGAGTAGCGCGGCTCGGGGCGCTTCTTGCCTATGCCCAGTTGCGCGAGCTTGGATACCTTCTCTGCTTTTCTTTCCTTGCGCGCGCCGCGCATGTTAAGACCGACAATCAGAGCACCAAGGATTTTAGTTGCGGCCACCGTCATGTCGGAGCCTGCGCTTACAGACGACCCTCCGTTTAGCCCTAGGAACTCCGCGTAGCTGCGCGTCGCGTCCTCCGTGTGCCCGGATGGCATGGTGTGTTGAGTGGATACTTCCGCCCCTTCCACTTTGCCCCCAACGGCGTCGCGGACGTATATGGTAAAATACGACCTCTTATCGGCTAATCGCGGAAACCGCTTGATGGCTTCAACCACGGGCGTGTCTGTAACAACTGTGAGCCACGCCGCCGCAGAGAGCGTCACCATGAGGTTTTCGTAGGGCAGCTTGTCGATACCAACTTCCGCCATTGCGATGAGCGTACTGCTCAAGGCTTTTGTGCGCTCCGTTGAGCCGAGAATGGCATCGACGAAGCCGTCCCCGAGCACAAAGTTTTCTAGCTTCACGTTGCTGGTATTCGTCATGGTGTCCTCTTCGCACTTTGCAGTTAGATCAGATCAAGGCCCTTTGGCTTCTTCGTCTCAAACAGTCGGGCGATCTTCGGGCTCACCAGCCGCTGGCGTGGGATGCCGTAGAGGCGCTCGATCTGCAGTGCGCGCGTGAGCGGCACCCAGCCCTTGGCGAGCCACTGATAGACAGCCTGATGCGTCACGCCCAGCTTGCGGGCCAACTGTGGGCCGCCGTCAGCCTTGCGGACAGCTTCTCTGATACCGATCATTATGGAGATCACCTTGTGTGGGGTCGCGATCCTAGGCGCAAGTGTATGCTTGAGGCAATGGTGTTCAGCGTGTCGCCAGAAAAAAGATCACCGCAACGACGGTGAGCACTAGGGCTAGTCCGCAGATGGGGTATTCATCGAACATCTGGTGCGCTTCTGCAGGGCGGCGGACGATCATCGATCAGCGTGCTGCACGCCTCGGCGTCCAGCAGGATCATCAACCCGGCAATGGCGTGGGCGATGTGATGCACGCCGCTGTCTGGCGCACTGCGCTCACCGTCCTGCCACGCCTTGATGTGCCGCTCTGCGGCGGCGAGGTAGTTGCTGGCCTTGATGGGCTGCGAGCGCCAGTTGAACGGCCCGTACTTGTCCGCGCCGTTTTTGAGCGCCCACGCCACCGTCAGCGCCGCAGGGCCGGGGATCAGGTCCAGCGGGCAGCGGTCACGTGCGGCGGCATCCTTGGGGTTCACTTGCCCACCGCGATCTCGATCAGGTTGCGTGGGATGCCCGTGGCTTCGCTGCTGGCCCGCACGCGATCATTGCGTGTGCCGGTCGCGCCGTCGCGCACGTACTGCGCGGCGGCCGCCAGCAGCGACTTCTTGAGCCGCAGCATGCGCCGCATGCCTTGCTCGTTGTTGTAGACGTGCGCCCGCTTGGCGGGCGGCACGATGGTCAGGTTGAGTTTCTGCATAACGTCTCCTTGTTCACCGTTGAGATTGGAGCAGCACTGCGTCAACAAACACCCGGCCCCAGATCCGATCCATGGCCTGCTTGCTCATGCCGCGCGAGTTGCTGTAGCGCACCAGCGCGACGCTATCAGGCCGGGCCGACGTCATGTAGCCGATGCGCCTCTGGTGCGCCTCGTCTAACTGCCTGCGTGTGGCCAGTTCGTTTTGCCGCTGGCGCAGCTCCTCTGCCGTGTACATGGACAGGCGTTGGCGTTGCTCTGCGCGCTGCTCGGCCAGCAGTGTGTGGTGCGAGCGTATGCTGGTGGGGCGGTGGTATGCTGGTGTGGTCACGTTGCCCTCGTCGCGGCGACGCGCTGCGGCTTGGCTGGTTGATAGGCGATGGCGGCGTGCTCCGCACAGTACGATCCCACGTTTTGTCTCTGGCCCCCGCAATACATATGACCTCCGGGCGCAGACGGCTCGATGCGCGGCCAGCGGCAGTGCCACTCGCGCAGGGCCATGATGTCTACCTCGCCAACCGCGACCTCGTTCTGCGGGGCGGTACGCAGGCGCAGATTGCGATCACCGGCCATGAGCTTTGCGGGCTTGTTGTGGGCGCTCGGCGCGATCTTCTCGGGGCGCATGCGCGGTGGCGTCTCCAGCACGCGCTCGCATGAGCGGGGCTTGGCGCTGGCGATAAAACGCTGGGGCAGGGCGAGGCGGTGAGCCTTGCCCAGCACAGCATTGCGCGTCTTGCCGAGCACCTTGCCGATCGCGGCAGACGTCAGGCCATTCGCCCAGAGCGTCTCCAGCACCTTCACCTTGTCGTCAGTCCAGTCAGATACGGTTGCCACAGTTATGTCCTCACAATTTCCAGCAGGATCAACAACGACCCCACCGCCACGATGATGATCAACAGCGACGCCAGCACGTGGTTGATACGCTCCACGCGGCGACTGCGGCCGCTCGGTAAGGGCGGCGGCTCGTAACATTTACCAGTGATGCCCCAGTTGCGTTTTGTCATGGTTGTTCTCCCGGCCTGTTGGATTGTTAATTCTCCAGTCTCTACTTCTCAAGTGCCTTCTTAGCCTTCTGACGGGCGCGGTATGCGGCGTTGACCGACACCATCGATGCGTTGAACTTTGTGCGATCGCGAGCGACCAGAACCTTCCCAGCCTTGGCCTTGCTCACGAAGCCTTCGCCCTTGCAATATGGGCAGGTGTGTTTGTGCATCAGTGCCATGGCTTAGCGTGTCCTTTTCTTGGGTGTGACGCGGTCCAGCCGGAAGGGCGTGCCGTCTCGATAACCGTGCAGGATTTCGTTGACGCGGCCCTGATCTATCTTGAAGCGCGCCGCCAGCGCACGCTGACTGATCTTCGGATCCAGTTTGTACGCCGCGCGCACCTCCGCCACCATGTCACGCGTGATCTTCGCCTGACGTGTCGGCGCAACGCGACCAAAGAAACGTCGCTTCGTGGCGTCCGCCAGTTGCTTCAACTCTGCGCAATTCAGATCCGTCGCCAGCACGTACAGCCGGGCGCGGATTTCCATCATCGTCTTTGCCATTTCAGTTTACTCCGTTTCGTTTCCGGTTCTCGTTACGCCACGTGCGATGCGAGAGCGAACAGCTCGCTCTTGACCTGCTTGAGCAGCACGCGCCTCACGGCGTGGGCGGCCTCCGCAGCGCGGAAGTCGTCGTCCCTGCCGATGTAGTCGCGCATGTGCGGCGCGGCCTGCGGCAGGGCCTCAAGAGCAGCCCTGACAGCCTCTGCGGCTGTCAGGTACTGATCAAAGAGCGCCCGCGCGGATGTGCCGCCCAGATGGATGGTGGGGAGGGGTCCGACGGTCACGCCACGGCCTCGTCCAGCAGATCTTTCGCCTCGTGCGGGTCGAAGCCCATGCGCACGAGCGCCTGATGGGCCTCCTGCCGATCGAGGTCGCCGCCGACGAAGCGGTCGCAGATGTCCTGCTGGTGCTGGATGAAGTAGTCGGATGATGCGCTCATGGCTCTATTTCTCCGGCGGCAGGTAGGTGGTCTGGGGGTGGCGCTGCGCCTGCACCTCCGGCGAGTTGGGCTTGGCGTCCGATCCCTTGCCCATCATGGCGCGGGCGTTGGGCGATAAATCCTTGACCCATGCGGCGACGCGGATGGGCGCGCCGTTCTGGACGAGGCGGTAGCCGCCCTCGTAGTAGGCGGCACCGGGCTTTGGTGTTTTCTTGGCCATCGCTAGAGGTCCGTCAGGGTGAGGCGCGACGAGGGCGCGCCCGTCTTGACGCAGTTGGCGATCCACTCGTCGGACGCGCCGAGCTGGCTCAGGCGCTTCTTGGCCTTGGCGGCGTCGAACGTGTCGCGGCTGGTGGGCTCGCCGACGGTGGCGCTGAAGACGTCAGCGGGATACACGCCCGCGCCCCAGCCCTTGATCTCCTCGACCAGAACCGTCTCGATCTTTTCCAACGCGGCGATCTGGGCGCGCAGTGCGCCGAGACGGTCAACGGGTGACGTTGCGGCGATGACGCGGGCGGCGATTTGATTGCTCATGATTGTTGTCCTTTTGGTTCGTTGCTGATTTGCGTACGGTAAGCGGTTTGTTGCAGGCGGTCAAGTGGCTTGTTGCATGGGCTGGCGTATCAGGCCTCCTGCTTGGCGGCGCGGCGCTCGGCGCGGCGGCGCTCGAACAGCACGCTGCAGGCGTCGTTGACCTGATCCAAGTACTTGGCCTCGGCCTGCGGGTTGATGGGCTGCATGGCGACGGCCGCCGCGTGGGCGTCCTTGGCGATGTACAGCAGCTCGGCGTCGGTCTTGGCGCGGTATTGGCTGAGTTGGGTGGTCATGATCAGTTTCCTTTCAGGATGCGGGCGACTTCGGCCAGCGCGGCTGCGCGTGAGGGGAATGCTTTGCAGGGTGTCTCGGTGATGTCGAAGCGGGCGCTGTTCATGCCGGGGGTCACGGGCCAGATGTGGCCGGGCACAGTGATCAGCCAGACGCCGCGACGCGGACGGGCGTGGGCGACGGACTTGCCGTCGCGCAGGATGTTGGCACCGGACGGGCCGCGCACGACTTCCAGCGCGATGCCGTCAACAGTGTGGGTGGTGCGGGTGATCATGTCTGAAGTCCTGTTTTCTCGTTGCCCAGTTAATATATACATATCGGAGAGGATAACAAGGGGGGGGGTTCAGATCTCCTGAAAGATGATGGCGAGCTTGAAGCAGGACGGCACGAGCGTCTCGTGGCCGCGCGGGCCGCGCGTGTAGAGGTAGCCGGGGTTGTTCTGGAACCGCGACGGCTTGAAGCTGTCGATCGTGTACTCGCTGCCGTCCCACGCCTTGGCGCGGTGGGGCAGGCTGACCTCGACGCCGTCGGCGTCCACGAGGCGGCACGTGTAGGAGCTAGCGGGAGCGCCAATGGCGCGGGCGTCGGTGGTGGTCTGGATGTTCATTAGAACAGCTCCGTGTTGTCGATCTCAAGGACGTTGAACGTGTCGGCCCAGACGTCGAGGACGGTCAGGAGGCGGCGGAAGAGGGTCATGTGGAAGTCCTTTTGTCTCGTTGCTGACAAGGAGTATACACATATCGCAGAGGATAGCAAGAACTATTTTCAGACCCCCGGCACGAGGTTCAGCCACTGGGCGTGGAGCGCCAGCGCGGCGTTCATGCCCTGCAGGCGGGCGGCGCTGCCCGTGGGGTAGGTCTTGGCGCGGGCCTTGGCGGCCACGTAGCGTTCCCACACGGCGGCCGCCTTGTAGGCCAGCACCTCGGGCAGGTCGCTGAAGTAGGCCGTCAGGCGCACGTCGTAGCCGTCAAGCTCCAGCAAGTCGAGGTGCCCGAGGCAGACGTTGGCGCGGAAGGGGCGGCCCTCGGGGGTCTTGCCCGAGACCTGAACGTCTGCCGGGCAGTTGATCTCGCCGTGGCGGCAGGAGGAGCAGCGGGGCTGGCGCTTGGTCATCGGGTAGTCCTCGTCTCGTTGCTGGAGATCAATATGGTCTATATCGGGGTGGGCGTCAACATCTATTTTCGGGGGTGCAGAGTGGGTGGTTTGCTCTGCAGGTGGGGCGGGGGGTTAATTACGCCAATGAGATCAGTAGGATAGTTACGCTCTGCATACAGTCTGCAGGTTGATCAGGAAAACGGAATAGGATAATCAAACCAATTGGATGGTCGTAATCTGCACAGTGTTTGCAACAAATGGGCTCTGGTCGGCAAAACTCTGCGAACCACTGCAACGTGTGTGCATCCCACTATCTATGTGGATGCACATGCGGTTAAAGTGTTGCTCACTTGACAGAGTGAAAACCCTGTCTGTAGAAGGGACCACCAGCACGGGGGTACAGGATGTCGAAGGACGAAGCATTATTGCAAGATTTTACCCTCGAACAGAAGCGCGCCATGGCGGCCGAGCATCGCGGCGTGACGTATGACAGGCGGATTGACCGCTTCACGTCTGTGGTCATGGTAGCGGGCGAGAGGAGGTGGCTGGGGTCGTTTCGGACAGTGGAGGGTGCGTCGGCGGCTTACCAGTCGGTGCGCCGTGACAACCCTGTGAGGCGATCTGGTGGCGTGCCGTCTGACCCTGAGAGGTGGACGATGCCCAAGTGCTATGCGGACTTCCACGAGAACTGCGCGAAGGATCAGTATGGTCACCCTGCGGTGGGTGAGTTGTTCGTCACGCCTGACGATCAGGTCTTCGAGGTGGTGGGAAAGAATTACTTCAAGAAACGTGAGGGGGGTCCGAAGCGGAACTGGCTCTTCCTGCGTTGGACTTCGGAGTGTGCAGTGTGCGGAGTATCTTATCACACGCGCACGCTGGCTAGGGCTCGGACACTGTCTGGCATCACGCGCACATGCGACGCGCATCGAGGCCAGCGCAAGGATGCGGACGCCGGGACTGAGGTGCGTCCGGCGACACCGAGGGTGCGGGCCGAGGCCCAGATCGTGGCGCACATTGGCGACGCGGTGGCTGCGGACCCGATGTGCCGCCCCTTTGATCCGGCCGACAGGTTGTGTGCGAGCATGATAGACGATCTGGGCGAGACAGAGGCGCGTCGCCGCTGGCAGTTGATGTTGGACAAGCAGCGCGGAGGCGCTGATCTGGTATGAGCGACGCGCCAATAGGCTGCGCCATCTGGGCGGTGGTCATTGTGTCCGTCGTGCTCTGGGCTCTGCACCGTTGACGCATGGCCGTCCGAGATAGTATTGGTGTGGGCTATGGCTAAAAAGAAAACGAAAAAGCTCGCGGCAATCGTGGCGGCTCCCAAGCCACCCGGCTACGTGTTCGGCCGCCCGACGGTGTACAAGAGCGAGTTCTGCGCGCGCGCCGTTGAGCTCGGAGCTCTGGGCAAGAGCCTCTGCCAGATCGCTGCAGACTTCCATGTGGCCAAGTCCACGGTCCACGAGTGGATGCGCGACATCCCAGACTTTTCGGTCGCGATGGCAGAGGCGCGCTCGCTTTCGCAGGCGCACTGGGAGGATCTGGGCTACGACGGCATGCGCAATCGGTCCATCGACGGTGGCCTGTACAGCCGCTCGATGTCTGCGCGCTTCCCCGATGATTGGAGTGATCGCTCCAAGATCGAACACACTGGCAAGGACGGCGCTGCGATCGAGATCAAGACGGACGACGGCTTGAAGACACTGCAGGCCGCGCTGGATATGATCAAGAACGCCACGCGCTTGAAGCCCAGCGAGAATTGATTGCTCTCTG